TCCGATCTCAACGCAGATGCAGATAGATGCAGACGACCTCCCGAAGCATTGGTTCTGCCAGCTACAGATGAACCTCGGAGTGGGCGAATACAAGGACGGAGCACTTGCCTGGCTGACAGCAGGCAGGGAGTTCGGCTACCGTGACATCGACTTCGACCCCGAATTTTTCGGATGGATGCGTGACGAGATAACCAAGTTCTGGCTTGACTACATCGTGGGCAACCAAGAGCCACCTGCATACAGCGCACAAGACGTTCTCCTGAAGTCGCCACTGCACAAGGCAGGAAAGGAGATTGAAGCCACAGCCGAAGTCGGGGATATGCTCATCGAGTTGAAGGAAATCAGGGAGAAGGGCAAGGCACTGGAGAACCGACAGAAGGAGATTGAGGACAACTTGAAGCTGTTCTTCGGGGACGCTGAGAGCATCGTGGACGGAAACGGCAAGACGCTGGCAACGTGGAAAGCACCGAAGGCAAGCGAGAAGTTCGATGCCAAGGCTTTTCAGAAAGACCATCCCGAGGAATGCGCTGCCTACATCAAGCAGGTGCAGGGAGCACGAAGATTACTCATTAAGTAAAGGCAGGGCTTATGGCTAGCGTTCCTTTATCGAAAACCGACCTAATGAATATAATTTATCAACTGGAGAATTATATTTCCCTAGGTGGGGAAGTGACAGCACCGACCGACACAAGCCAGCGGAACAAAATCCGGATGGCTACCGTGCTCAAACGGAAGCTGGAAAAGAAACTATCATTATCAGAATAAAACATCATGAGTGATTCATTTATCATATACACATCATATTTAAAAATCTTCGAGCAACTGACCGATGCACAACTCGGGCAGCTAACAAGGCACATGCTTTCTTTTGCTAAGACTGGCAAAGAACCTTCAATCGAAGATCCTATCGTTAAGTTATCATTCGCATTCATCAAAGATGATATGGAGCGAAACCAGCGTAAATACGAGGAGAAGTGCGAGCGACTCCGTGCAAATGCACGAAAACGCTGGGATAAAAAGCAATTGGATTCAGAAGCAAGCGAAGACATGCAAAAGCATACAAAAGTATGCAAAAGCATGCAAATGCATACAAATGCACAAATTGCAATGCATAATGATAATGAATATGTAAATGATAATGTTGATGATAATGATAATGATGTTTCTAAAGAAACAAATAATATATTAGAACCTTCTAAAGAAGCTTCTATGCAAAGTTTTTCCGAGAAAAACGTTTGCGCTGCAGCAGAACCGCAAAAAAGTTCTGAGAAGAAGAAATCCAAGAAAGGCGAAATCGACTACGCAGCCATCAAGGACTACTGGAACGAGCAGCACGACAAGACCAACAGCGCAATGCGAAGGCTGACGCTGATGACGGAAAACCGCAAGGAGGCAATCAGAGGAAGGCTCAAGGACTGCAAGGGAGATATTTCCAAGATTTACCTAGCCATCGACAAGGCTATGGCTAGCGACTATCTGAACGCAGGGCACTCCTGGGCATCGTACGACTGGGTAATGACAAGGAAGTATTTCCCGAAGGTGCTGGAGGGCAACTACGACAACACCAAGCCAGCAGCAAGCCAGCAGCCGCAATCGGCAGCAGCCAGGGCGCAGGATCCAGCGGCAACGGCAAGACCGAGCATCGGTGAACTCTACGAGCAAGCCAAGCACCAGCAGCAGCCAGCGAGCCAGCAGAGTCAAGATGACAAGTTCCGGTGGGTAATCCAGCAGAACCTTGCCGACTTACAGAAGAATCCACGCAATAAGCCAGCTAAGGATTCGCTGACAAGATACTACGAACGTGGAGTTCTGCAGCGGCTGGGCATCGACTGGAAGCCCGAAAAATAACGAATGAGGGCAAAAATAGCCGCTCTGTGGCGTTTTCACGCTTCGGGCGGTAAATTATAAGGCAAACAGATTTTAAACACTTAAAACAAAAGAATTATGGAAAAAGAAGTAATTGTAATTAATGAACCGGACGAAATAGCCAAGGGTTTCGAGGAAGGTACGCTTCTGAATGTAGAAGGCAAGGTTCTCAAAGTTAAGAATGATACTTGCGACGAAAGTTGTTGCAATGTTTGTGCCCTTGATAAAGAGGAACTGGGCGAGTATTGTGCTTGCGCATTTTGTGCCGAGTGTCACTTTATAGAGATTGAAAGCCATGAATGAGTTGTTTTTCCACGAATGCAGAGCCGCAGGGCTTGTATTCAAGACCTCAGACGACTGGTTCAAATGGCTGACCGATAACAGCTACGACATCAAGAAGCCGGTCGCAGAGCACGAAGGCTTCCAATACAACATTAATGATACTTGCATCAATCCGCACATAATCGAGTATGCCGTAGAGGGTGCAGACAACTGGGGATGGAAGGTAATGACCGCCAACACCCAGTTCGGCTGGATATGGGGCTACAGCATTCAGAAGGGAAAGCACGGGTACGACAGCCCGGCAGGCTACCCGAGTAGATATGACACTCTCAGCATCTTCTACGGTAATGAGAAAGAAGCGGTTCAAGATGCTCTGACCTGCATCATCAGAGACCTCGAGAAGAATGCTGGAACCAAGAACACCAACCTCCTTCTCTGGGCGGCTAAGAAGAAGCGGGCAGACATCATTCATCCGCAGCAGGAACTTTTTAAATAGTTATCATAAACCGTATTGGCTATGAACAGAGTTGATATAAAACTTGTCCGTGAGTGTGGGCTTCATCATCTGTCAGTTGGCGACAGAGACATCTGGCTGGCAGATGATGAGGTAAAGGCTCTAGAATGTATCCTAAAGGATTACAATGCGGACACAAACAATTTTAAACGTAGTTGAAAATGAAGAAGATAGAAATCATCAAGGACAATCATCATCATCACGTATTCGTTGGCAACACCGACTTTTGGCTCGATACAATGGAGCTGATTGAGCTATACAAGAAACTCGGACAAGAGAAATTATAAACAATAAAAAACATTCAGACAATGAAACAGAAAGATATTGATATTTACGAAATACTCAAAGATGAAGAGCGTGGTACAGAGCTATACACGCCAATATGTGGAAGGGTGTGGCACAGTGGAATAGCAAACGACAAGGACAGTGCGAAAGCAATCTGGACTGAGGACGAAGCTGGAATAGAACACTTTTTCGACAAGAACGGAAAAGTCTCTAAAGAAGGAGAAGTTCTGCTCTTCCCTTCTAACGAAATGAGAGACTGGGGCAAGTTATTCAAGAAGGGAGACGTTCTTGTCAGTAAAGACAGAGAAGTACATATTATCTTTGAGAAGTTTGAGGATGATGCCTTCACAAAATTCAGAGGCAAGTATTATCTTTGGAAAGAATGTTATAATGAAGAAGTATTCCAAATGGAAACTTCTGTATTTGAGAAAGCCAGCGATGATGAAGCCCAGACCTACATCAATAACATCAATAAATGTTTTGGTGGAAAGCTGAACCGTGAAACTCTGGAGATTGAGAAGACGGAGAAACTTACGTTTGAAATCGGAAAACTCTACGTCTTCAATGAGGATGATGAGGACGGAGAGCTGACAATCATCGGCAAGCTCATCGACAAGGACGAAAGCGAAGATACGCTGACATTCGGCAACCAGTACGAAATCGAGAACGAGAAGTTCGTGACCGACCAAGCCTTCGACCTGCGAATCAGCGTGCACGATGAACTGCGAGAAGCAACAGAGGGCGAATATTGCACGTTCAAAGAGGCTTATACCCTCTGGGAGAAGACACCGAAGAAACCGATGAAGAAGCCAGCCTTCAAGACCTTTGACAAGGTGCTGGTAAGGCTCGGAAAAGAATTCAAGTGGCTTCCTGCGTTATTCATTCGTGACCGTGGAGAGAGTTTCACCAATAGATACAACGTCCTGCCTTTACATACCGGAAAGCCAGCAGACTTCACTCACTGCATCCCATTCGAGGGGCACGAGAATATTGTCTTCACTTCCTACGACATTGAGGATTTACCATTCTAAGACGTATGGCGAGCGAATTATGCAAGGCTTGCGATTCCGGGCGAAATTGCTTAAATGGCATCTATTGCCCGGAGCGCAAGCAATATGTAGAACATCAGGTAATACTTGAATGCAATGAGCGATTTCGCAACAAGGGAGAAGAACAGAACGTACTACCAGGAACACCGGGAACAGATCCTCAGAGCCACGAAGGAATGGCGAAAGAGAAACCGGGAAAAATACCGGGCGTATCAAAAGGAGTACTGGAGTAAGCACTACCGGAACTACAGTACGAAGAACCGGGTAGCCGACAGAGCGATGCATGAGAGGAAGAAGCCGGACGTAGAGAAGGCTCTTTCAATGTTCAAGAATCCGCAGCAGGCAGCGCATCTTGCATGGCTGCTAGAAAACAAAAAGAATAATCGGTCGTGAGTTCAATAATAGAGTTATTAACCAGCGAGGACAGATGGAGATAGGCTCTCTATCAAAACAAATAAACTTATAACATCTTGAAATTACGATATGAGAGCCGGAAACGCATCTCCCGAAGTCTGACAACAAACAAAGAAAGCGAGGTGGTACATGAAGAAGTAGGAAAAAGAAATCGTTAGAAAATTATGCTTTTATTCATATTCGGCTGGCGGTGGAAGAAGGAAGAACCCTGCAATTAAGATATTCATTTTGTTATTCATTTATTTTGCACCCGCAGGCACAACTTCCGGAATCCCTGCCAGCTTTCTCTATCGCAACCGAAAAGAAGGGAAAGAAAGGGGTAGGGGAAAGATAGGGATAATAACGCATGTGCGCACGTATATGCGCACGTAAAGGGTGTTGGTTGATAAAACCACACAAGCAAAATAAAATAAACGCTTATACGCAAAATTTGAACGAAAAAAAGAAAAATAAAACGAAATGGAAAAAGGAACAGTTATAATTGGCATCGACCCCGACAACCAAGAAAGTGGCGTCGGAGCAGTCTTTGACGACAAGAAGTTTCTTGCCTATAAGATGAACTTCCCAGCTTTGATAGATTACCTCAAGGCTATGAACGAGAGTTGCAAGAAGGTTAAGGTCGTTATTGAAGGCGGCTGGCTCAACAAAAGCAACTGGCATGTGCTTAATCGGTTCATGACAGCAGTCAAGGCAGCAGCAATCGGACGCTCTACCGGAATGAACCATCAGACCGGAATCTTGATTGTCGAGTGCTGCAAACACTACAATATCCCCTGCGAAATCATCAAGCCACTAAAGAAGTGCTGGAAGGGTAAAGACGGAAAAATCACGCAGGACGAAATTGCTTATTTTGTAAGCGCAGGAGAGAAAATGCCGAGAATGAACCAAGACCAGAGAGACGCACTTCTCCTCGCATGGGTCTGCGCAGGATACCCGGTCAGAGTGATGCCGAAGAAACCACAGACAACCCTGCAGAAGACCATCAGAGCCTTTGATGGATAAAATAAAACGAAGTGTTGGAAAAAGTTAAAAATGGGCAAAGAGCGAACAATTAAAGCAAAAAAGTAGTATCTTTGCGCCAGTGTTTATCAGATAAGCACGTATTTCGAACTTAAAACAAGAAGAAAATGAAAACAGAAGAAATCGCACTATCGAGGGTCAGCGAGAATGAGGCGAACCCTAGAGAGATAAGTCAAGCGAACTTTCAGAAGCTTGTGCAGAGCATCATCGTGTTCCCACGAATGTTGACCCTGCGCCCGATTGTTGTTGATGAGACCTTCCACGCATTGGGTGGAAACATGAGACTGAAAGCCTTGCAGCACATTGTCACGATGGACGAAGCAAGCATTCAAGTAAAGCTGGATGCAGAGCAGCGTCTTTCCGATGAGGAGCAATCCGCATTGATGGAGTATTGGCAGGGATGGCAGCAACAGCCAACAGTTACCGTGGTGAGCGCATCAGACTTGACAGAAGCACAAAAGCAGGAGTTTATGATTAAAGACAACCTATCTTTCGGTAACTGGGACTTCAACGACCTTGCGAACCGATGGGACAGCGCACAGCTTCAGAACTGGGGTATGCCAGTCTGGAACCCAGCACCAGTGGAAGCAAGCAGCACCAGCAAGTGCAAGAAGAAAGGCAAGGACGACCAAGAGGGCGACCCAATCGCAGGGGAACTACCTCCTGAAATCGAAGGGCAAGACTTAACTCCTGACGACTTGCCTACGATAATGGGCGATGGCGTTTTGCCACGTGAGAACGTAATCATTCACTACAAGCCAGCCGATGAGCCATTCCTTGCCAAGTTGCTGGGAGTTGATCATATCGACCGCATCGTCTGGAACTTTGATGAACTGAAACCAAGACAAGAAGGAAAGGAGGAAGACAATGGAGAAGAATAAAATCGAGAACATCAACCTGCACGACCTGGTGGAGAACCAAGACAACCCACGCAGCATTGAGCCACAGCAGATGCAGAAACTCGTTGAGAGTATTCTGACGTTTCCAAAGATGTTGCAGATGAGACCAATCGTCTGTAATGAGAACCGAGTTATCCTCGGAGGAAACATGCGCTTCCGTGCCCTGCTCAACATCGAGCAGATGGAAGACGAAGCTATCAGGAACGCAATAGAAGCCGTTGCCGTGAAACTGACCGATGGAGAGAAGCAGCAGCTTTGCAGCCACTGGGAGAAGTGGAAGGCAGAACCAAAGGTCGAGGTCGTTATTGCTGACAGCCTATCCGAGGAAGAGACGGACGAGTTCATCATCAAGGATAACGTCTATTTTGGCAGCTGGGATGAAGAGAAGCTGAAGGGAGCATTTGACGTTGACGATATGCAGCGATGGGGATTGAACCCCTGGGAAATCCAGCAGGAAGCCACGACCTACGAGCCAGCAGAGGACGAAGAACAGCGCATCATCATCGTATACCGCAGCGAGGACGCACAAGCCGTGGCAGATATGCTGGGACTTGACGCAATCGAGAAGCGCAACTTTGATGTGGACGAACTCAAAGAAAAAACCGAATAGTCGGAAATTTAGCGTTTAAGTCGGAGAAACGTTTGAAATGGATAAACTATCCGCTCTGAACAATTCAATCCGGCAGAGGCGAAATTTAACAAAAATAACTCGAATATGAGAAAGACTTGTGTTTTTATCATTGGAACCAACGCCAGCGGAAAGAGCACCGTTGCCCGAAAGCTGATAGAAAGCTTTGGTGGAATCGAAAGCTATTCGAACGGAATAAGCAGCACCAGGGATGGAGTTGCATTTGCAGGGCGATACGATGTTAAGTACGGAGGTGTTGACAATCTGAACGGTACGACCATACTTCGTGACATCGTGAAGAAGGCACTGGAGAGCACCGACTGCATCATTTGCGAAGGGATGAGACTTAAATGCTGGGGTCCGAACTTGACGCACGCAATGTTCAATGCGGACAGACAGATTGTAATCTTCTTATACGCACCACTCGAAGAAATCCAAAAAAGGCTCGCAGAACGGTCGAACGGAACGTTGAGCAAGGATATTATCCGGGGACAGCGAGAATCGGCACACTCGGCAAAGAAATGGCAAACTGCGGGTTGTGACGTTGTAGCGATAGACACCACGAAGCAGACAGCAGACCGAATCGCAGACTTTATCATCAACAAAATAAATTCATGAGGATATGGCAGAACATTATGGCAACACGCCAAGAATAACATACGAGTTTCCCGACTGCTCAATGCCAATGGCTTTTGATACTTACAATAATTGCAGCTTTGGCTGTATGTATTGCTTTGCTCAGAACCAGCGAGGTATTGGCAGCAAGAAGAAGGAATACCTGCACAAGGAGGTTAAGGACGTGAGCGTTGAACGCATCAAACGAATGTTCATTGACCCCGACAAGCACGGTGGAGACTTTGCGCCATACATCAAGGCTCGAAAGGTTATGCAGTGGGGAAGCATGAGCGACCAGTTCGACAACTTCGAACGTAAGTACGGAACGACACTGGAACTTTTGCGCTTCTTCAAGGATATAGACTATCCGCTTTGCTTCTCGACCAAGGGTACATGGTTCACCAAAGATGAGCGATACATGGACTTGATCAGAGGGCAGAAGAACTGGAACTTCAAGTTCTCAATTATCACCAGCGATGAAGAGAAGGCTAGAGTAATAGAGCGAGGGGTGGAAAGCCCACAAGCAAGACTGGAAGCCATCGAGCGCATCGCCAATGCAGGGGCAGGAGGTGCAACGCTGAGACTGAGACCCTTCATCATCGGAGTGAGCACGCCAACGTACCTCGACCTTATCAAGGAAGCATTCAACAGAGGGGCTACAGCTTTGAGCACCGAATTCTTCTGCCTGGAAACGAGAAGCCCGACATTGAGGGAATTGTTGCCTACCATCAGCAAGATGGCAGGTTTCGACATTCTCGCATTCTACAAGAAGTACAGCGTACAGTCCGGCTATCTGAGACTGAACCGCAAGGTCAAAGAACCGTTCATCAGGAACATGAAGGAACTGTGCGACCAGCTGGGAATGCGCTTTTATGTATCGGACGCACACTTCAAGGAACTTTGCCACAACGGAAGTTGCTGCGGATTGCCGCCAACGTGGAACTACAGCAGGGGGCAGATGTGCGAAGCACTGAACATTTGCAAGCGCAAGGGATACGTGAGGTGGAGCGACATCAAGCTGGATGCAGAGATTTTCTTGAGGGCGAAACTGGATAAGGCGATGAACATGGGAACGCGTGAGAAGAGCTCGAAGTATTACACGATGAGCGCAGCCGACTACATGAAGTGGTGCTGGAACAATCCGCAGGCAGCGCACTCGCCATACAAGATGTTCGAAGGGGCTATGGTACCAGCTGACGAACGAGACAGCGAGGGAAACATCGTATACAAGTACAACGGAGCGAAATTTTAAATCAAGAATCGTATGCCACAAGGTAATAACAACAAACATCGAGCGCAGAAAATCGACATCGAGAACCGCTTGCAGATTATCGCACCCCTATACCGCAAGGGATGGACGGAGCGAGAAATCACGGTAGAGGTGAGGAAACGGCTCGACAGACCGAAATACAATCAGGCTCACTGTGACATTCAGCGGTTATTGAAGGAGTGGAGGGAAGAGAGACTGACCGACACAGACGAGAAAATAACCAGCGAGGTGGCAAGGTTGAAACTGGTGATACGTGAAGCCTGGGACGCATGGGAGAAATCCAAAGCGGACTATAACAGCAAGACACAGACACAAGTCGGACTGCCTAACAAGGATCCAGACACTGGGTTGGTAACGATGGATACCGTCAAGGCGATAATGTTCGATGCTGAGAAGCGAGGACTAGGAGACCCAAGGTATCTTGACATCATCCTAAAGGCTGAGACGCAGATTTGTAAGCTGCTCGGACTGGATAAGGTCGTGATCGACCTGAACGCAGGATTCCAAGGCGGCATCGAGGTACGATACATCAACTCGGGACACCAGTGCGCATCCAGCGAGCAGGAAGTAATCGAGCGAGAAGGATTGGATAAAGAATAATTTTTTACCATAATTTTGTTTTAAGTTTTATTGTTTGAAAGTATGGCACTATTTGACGTTATTGGTGAACTGTATGACCCGAATGCGGACGTGAAGCCGAGATTCCTTGTGAACCAGGGCGGCACGTCCTCGGGGAAGACATACACCATCATGCAGCGTCTTATAGTGCTTTCTTTTGAGCATCCGATGGCAATTATCACGGTGTGCGGTCAAGACCTCCCGAACCTGAAAGTGGGAGCCATGCGAGACCTCGACACCATCCTGCACTCAAGGGCAGAGTTGCTGGACTGGTTCAAGAATAACAAGAGCGACAGCAGCTACCGAGGAAAGAACGGCTCCATCATCGAGTTCAAGAGTTACCAAGATGCGCAGGATGCGAAGAACGGAAAGCGAGACTATCTGTTCGTGAACGAGGCGAACGGTGTGCCATACGAAGTATTTTGGCAGCTGGCCATCCGAACACGTAAGCAGGTATTCATCGACTACAACCCAAGTGCAAGGTTTTGGGTGCACAACAACATCATCGGCAGGGATGATTGCAGATTAATCCTGAGCGACCACCGAAACAACCGATTCCTTACTGAGCAGGAACACAAGAAAATTGAAGAGATTGACGACCCCGAACTGTGGCGAGTTTACGCAAGAGGACTGACCGGAAAGATAACCGGGCTTATCTTCACCAACTGGGGCATCGTTGACAAGCTGCCACCAAGGGAGGAGTGGAAGATGGAATGCAGGGGTATGGACTTCGGATTCACCAACGACCCAACTGCGCTGGAGCACGTTATATTGGCGCACGGAGAGTTATGGGTGGACGAAGAAATCTACCAGCCTGGAATGACGAACGATGACATCGCAGACCGATGCAAGGAGCAAGGACGGACGAAACGAGACCTTATCATTGCAGATTCGGCAGAGCCTAAGAGCATTCAGGAGATACACAACCGAGGGCTGTGGATAATCGGCAGCACCAAGGGCAAGGACAGTATCAACAACGGCATCGACATCTTGAAGCGTTTCCGCATCAATATAACAAGACGCAGCCACGGCATCATCGGGAACATGCAGCAATACAAGTGGAAGAAGTCAAGGGATGGAGAGACAACGAACCAGCCTATAGACGCATTTAACCACGGCATAGACGCAATACGATACGTAGCCTTAAAGAAGTTATCCGTAGCGAGCCATGGAACGGCTAGGGCGCACGTATTGAGACAAAGATAAGACAAAAATATAAAGCGTATGGATAAGAACACGACATTCAAGTACTGGCTGGCAGTTGCTCGGCACACCAGCTACAAAATCGGCAAGCAGCCACGACCAGCGTTTGTCGGAGGAAAACAAGTACCCGACAATCTCAACCAGCTATCAATCGGACAGCTGATTGACCTTTCCCAGCTATCAGACAGCGAGGAAAGTCTGTATCAGATAGTGACAACCGTCCTCGGTCTGAGCCACAAGGAAGTGGAGCAGGCTAGGGCGGTTGATGTCGTTATGCTCATCGGCTGGGTAACAGCAGAGGTGGAGCGCATCAACAAGCTATTCGAAAGCACAGACACAGCGAAGCCAACACGACTGGAGAAGGAGGCAGGCATCGATACCCTGCGGTTCGGACTGTTCGGCATGCTCGACTGGTATGCGGTAAGGATGGGCATCAGCGACCACGACCAAGTATTGAAGACACCATGGCTTCGCATCTACAAGTGCATGGAAATGGACAACAAGAGAAGCGTGTACGAGCGGAACCTGCAGAAGTTGCAAGCGGAGGAAATGAAACGTAAATCTAGATAATTATGGCAACAATCAGAGAGACATTAAAGCAGCTGGCAGCAGACACGCTACCAGACTACACCTACCTATTTGAGGACTGGGACACAGCGGACACCAAGCTGGAGAAACTGAACTATCCTGCAATCGTCTGTATCATCCCAGCCAGCGGCACGACAGAGATACGCAACGGCAGAGTATACGACACCGTGAACGTAGCCCTGGCGTATCTCGACACCGTACCAAAGGGAGCGGAAGGCGAAGACAACGGAGAGTGCATCGACCGAATGAAGGTGGCAGGGGCAAGGATGATACGAGCCATCAACCAGTCGCACCAGTTCGAACCGCTGGAGGGGCAGCAGTACTACGAGACCATCATCGAGCGGCTGAGCACGATCGTGTCTGGCGTAATGTACTCCCTTCAGCTGACACAGAGCATAGGAGGGTGCGAGGTATGAGCAAGGGAGGTATTCAATTCGACCCCAAGGCGGCATCGCTCATCATGCGTGAGGAAGTAGAGAGAGCACGGCAACTTATCATCAACCACATACGTATCAATGGACAGAACGCATCGGGGCGCACCATAGCGAGCCTAAAGGTGGAGCAGCCCAGCGAGGAAGAAACCATCCTCTGGGGACACAAGCCATTCGGAGTTCTCGAGACCGGACGAAGGGCAGGAAAGATACCGTACGGCTTCCGTGGCATCATCCGGCAGTGGATGAAGGACAAGGGACTGCACGGCAGACCTATCCCCTACAAGACCAAGCGACAGCACAAGTATACACCACAAGAGCGTGGCGACATGAGCATGGCAGGAGCCATCGCCCACGCCATCGCAAACAAGGGTTCTAAACTGCACCGGACGGGCGGCAGGGCTGACGTATACAGCAACGTTGTGCCCGACACGATGAAACGGCTCGGGCAGAGGCTTATTTTCTTAATCCACCAGTCGGTGGGAAGTATCAAACTAAACAATGAGACTATATGAGACAGACAACGAACAACGGATATTCTTTTTTCTATCCCGATGAAGTGTGTTTCGCCTTCTTGCCTTGCATCATAAGAGCGAGTGGAAGCAACCTATCGTGGATTGAGGTAATAATAAGATGGGGTAACTCAGAACGAGCCTACAATGTGGAGGCGTTCAACGGAAAGTGCATTACAGACTCCAGGACATACGTACAAGCCTTTTTCGATGGACGCATCAATGCAGGCGTGGACTGGACGTTGAACTATGACGCCAGCATCTTATCCCGGCACATAAGTGTTGAGGTTAACGCATACGATGACAGAGACGGACAGCTTGCGAGCATCGAATTCAATACGAACGTGGTATGGGGTGCGCCAAGGTTCGGGGAGACATGGAACGGCTACAAACGCCTTACGTGGTTCACCAACTATCCGTTCTCTTTTGGTATGTATTTAAGTAAGGCGAACACCAAACTGCTAATCGGTTACGAGGGAGCACCCAACAAACTGCTGGAGATTCCGACCACCGACATTATAGACTTCAATGCAATCATCTTACCGCGCGGTGCAAGGTACTGGAACATCTACGACTACGATGGAGAGATTCAGCAGGGAACTTTCGACAATACTTACGACCTTACTTTCAGTCTAGCCACCGGTGGCAAGCAGTCACTATTGCTGCGCATCGACAGAGACGATACCGAGAGCGGCATCTATCTGCGTTGGATTGACCGACACGGATTCATCCGCTATTGGCTCTTCGCGTCTGGGGAGGAAACGAGAGAGATTACCAGCGACCTGAGTTTCATACGCAACAATCTGGGCGGCTACAGCGACATATACGGCTACGTTGGCGACAGCGGAAGAAGGCAGGGATACGAGCGCACGGATTCAATCAAACTTTGTGCTCCGTTGGTTGACAGTGATACGTTCGATATGCTGCAAGACCTAGCCAGCAGCCCAGTCGTTGACATGTACCTAGGGGGAGACTGGAAGCAAGAGGAAGACCAGTGGACGAGCGTAACAATCAAGGCAGGAAGCTACACGAAGAGCACAGCATGCTTGCAGGATTTCGTGTGCGAAATGGTAATCAATAACATTAACGTTCAGAGATTATGACAGACCAGCAACTTTATATAGACGGTGTTTTGATGGATTTGCCGGAGAGCACCGATGTGGTACTCGACATTAAGAGCAACCTTTTTCGTGACGTCACGAAAATGACATCGAACTACACGTACACCATCCAGTTGCCACGGACGGTGCACAACCTTTCAGTTTTGCAGCAAGCGGACAGACCGAAGAGCGGCAGCAGATACCCTTTTATTTTCCACCAGTGCAGTTATTTCCGTGGAGGTGTGCAAATTATCAAAGACGGACGATTGAACGTGCTGAGCATCGAGGAAAGCATCGAGGTATCAATCTACTGGGGTATTATGCCAGCGTTCACGAAGCTACTGGAGAGCGGAATGAAACTGAACGAACTGGGAGTGACAGACAGAGTGCTTTTTGAAAAGTACAACAAACCAAACACCAGGGAGGAAGCCGTGAACAATGGAATATTCTTTGCTTATTACAACCCATACCGAATTGAAAGCAAAGATAACTTTGGTATTAATCTGGTGCAGAGGAATAAGTATACCACGACACAATACTCGCCTAGCCGTGGACGCATCAGAACTGGCACAGAGGTAGGGAAATACATCAGCGGAAAGATAGAGAACGCATCGGACACGATTTGTGCTCTCATCCCCTTCTTGCCATCATCAACGGCAAAGGTGCAAGCGCAAGGAAAGGGCGATTACAGAAGCTATGCAGTACTGGATAAGTACATGCAGGTTATATCCGTGAGCGGAGAAGATGAGACGCTGGACGAATATACCATCAGAGGAGAGGCAAAGGCTGCGTACCTTGTAGTGAATGCACCTGCCGAATATTACAGCACTCTGTCGCTATCAGTTACCGGGCTGACACCTATGCACGAAATGATAGATGGTGATAATAAGGAGGATTTCGTAGGCGATGATGTGGCGGTGGATGAATATAAAACGTCCCCAAAATTCTTGCAGCCATGTGTGACCGTAAACTGGCTATTGTCAAGGATAGCGAGGAAGTCGGGCGTATCTTTCGTTTGGCAGGATGATGAAGCAAAGAAGATGTTGAACAACCTTGTTGTGCCTATCATCAACAACAAGGCAGACGACAAGACTATCATCGGTGATCTGACCGCAGACGTCAAGAGCCGTGACGGACTGGGTGCGCTTTCCTTTTCCGTCAACAACTCATTGACATCAGTCACACCAAGCACTGGCAGCGATGTACAGAAACTGACGATAACAAAGGATTGCGAGCTGACCTTTGATGTGCAAGTGCAATACTACGTCAGACATCAGTTTGAAGACGCAGCGGAGATTCAGTTGCCTATGGGCGTGAAAATGACCGTGACAACACCAAGCACTACTGGAGGTGAGGCATCCACGCAGGAATACGAGTTCGGAGATTTGAAATACGAGGATGGGCAGGTTAAGTACCCGGTCGTACTACGCAGCTATGCTATCGATGGCTATCTTTATTTACTTTCGGCAGGAACGAACACAATATCGCTAAAGAAGGACGATGTACTGACGTTTGAGACTATCATGCACGGAGTGAACACAGTCAACCTGCCATCAGTTTATGGCGGCAAAATCACAGCCAGCGTCAAGAGTGGGGACAGCGTACCGATTGGGGGAAGTTTCCCTATCGGCATAAACCTGCCCGAAATCGAGGTAACAAACTTCATTAAGTTTCTGGCTTTGATAACTGGCTCGTTCCCTAGGCAACTGACCAACAGCACGCAAGTGCAGTTTATCATGTTTACCAGAGTCTGGGCAAACAAGGCGAATGCCTACAACTGGAGCGGAAAACTCATTCCGTATGATCGCCAAGGCTCGCCACGAAAAAGCGAGTATTCCGTTTCCGACTTCATGCAGCACAACCGCTACAAGTGGAAGGAAGACGAAGAGACAACCGGGGACTATGATGCAGACCTCGCAATCAGCAACCAGACTTTGGACTATGAGCAGGACACGTGGACGCTACCTTTTGCAGCCAGCGATGACAACCGCATACCGATAAGAACACTGGATTCTTTCGGCATGAAGAATGGTGGAGAGTATAAGGGATGCAAGGAGCGAATAATGACGCTTAGGGATGATAAGGAGCAAGCGGCACTGAGATTCGGTATTGACCTTCAGAACATATTCGATACGAAGTACAAGCAGCTTGCAGCAAGCATCGCCAGGGCGCACGTAATCACAGAGCGGCTCAATCTTTCGGACTTGGATATTCTGGACTTTGATGAAACGAAGCCAGTGTACCTTGCACAGTATGGCGCATATTTCGCAGTTCTCGAAATCAAGACAACAAACAGCGGATATTGCGAGGTTACAATGATAGAGTTGAACAACTAAAAAGAACGAACTATGGTAAGTGAAGACAAACAGCAGATTCTTGACATCAAGGTAAAGTACGAGGATGCAATCTATGGCATCATAAGATACAAGGAAAAGATAGACCAGTTGAAGGCAAGTATCAAGGACTTGCAGCAGCAGGAAAAAGACAAGACCATCACGACCAACGAAATGAAGGTGCAGACGGAAGCCATCAACGCAACCATCAAGGAGTACCAGTACAATGTGCGTGCCTTGCAGAAGGAGATCCAGAACAACGTGCGCACAGAGAACGAGCAGGAGGGCAGCTTGAAGCAGCTGCGTGCCCAGCTTTCCAATGCCACCAAGAAATACGATGAAATGTCGAAGGCAGAGCGTGAGGGAGCGAAGGGGCAGGCACTGCAGAAACACATCAATGAGATTACCAACGAACTTAAACTGGCAGAGGAGCAGACCCAGCGATACTACCGGAATGTGGGTAATTACTACAACTCAATGCTCGACCTTGCAGCCGACCTCCAGCACGTTGTACCGATGGGTGGCGGTGGCGGTGTTGGCGAAGGCATCAGCGGCTTTACGAACACTGTAGTGAACCTAGGGCAGACAGTCAAGGGCATCATCCCTAACATCAAGGCTTTTGGCTCAACCCTTCTTGGATTGGCAACGAACCCGGTGTTCCTGGGATTGGCAGGAGTTGCAGGCGCAGGAATGGCATTCAAGTGGTGGTTTGACTACAACAAGGGCATCATGGAAGCCACACGACTTACGAAGGAGTTCACTGGCTACACCGGGGAAGCATTGGAGACGATGAGGAACAGCATCGCAGCCACAGCGGACACGATGGGAAAGGATTTCAATGACGTGCTCGCTACAGCTGACAATCTCATGGCGAACTACCACCTATCTGGCGAGGAAGCGATGAAGGTTATCAACGATGGCTTTGCGAGCGGTGCAGACCTGTCGGGCGATATGCTAAACAAGATACAGCAATATGCGCCTACCTTCCACGATGCAGGTATCGGTGCAGACCAGCTTGTGGCGATATTGCAGCAGACACGAAGCGGCATTTTCAGCGATAAGGGTCTAGACATTATCACGATGGCTAGCAAAAAAATCCGAGAAATGAGCACAGCAACATCTGCAAGCCTTGATGCTATCGGTATATCCAGCAAGCAGGTGCAGCAAGACCTGGCCAACGGAACAAAGAACACCTTCGACATCATCCAGCAGGTGGCTTCTAAGATGAAGGACTTCGGAGCGGACAGCCAGCAGGTGGGCGATGTTCTGAAAAACGTCTTCGGTAAGCAGGGAGCGGCTGCTGGTATACAGCTTATCGAGCAGCTAGACACGATGACAACGGACATCGAAAAAGTGAAGAAGCAGACCGGAGAGTGGGGAGAGACGCAGCTGGAGAACATCAAGCTGCACAAGGAACTGAACAGCTACCTTTCGTCAATGTTCGATATGAGCCAGCACGGATTCGAGGAGATGATCGAGAAGGGCAAGATGTTCGGCACGAAGATTCTCATCCAGATAATGAAAGGCTTGTTCAACACCATCAACTACTTCATCGACTGGTACAATGAAAGCCTTCTGTTGCGAGGGATAATCAATGCGCTCGGCACAAGTTTCCGCTTGATGTGGAACGCAATCAAACTCGTATGCAATCTCGGAATAGACGCATTCAAGAGGATGGGCTTTGCAGCCAAGGGCATGCTTGATATTCTCGAAGGTATCGTGACTTTCGACCTATCCAAGGCACAGAAGGGATTCAAGGAGATATTCGACATTTCCGGCACTATCAAGGAAGCATGGCACGACATCAAGAACGCTGGTATCGAGATAGGCAATTCATTCGCAGACGGATTCGAGAACACCGTCCATGGAAGACTGAACCACCTGAAACTTGCGAACCTGGACGGTGGAGCGACCAGCAGCGAGCCAACGAACGGAAACAAGGGAACGACACCAGCAGCCAAGGGCAGCACTGCCAAGACCAAGGCACAGATAGCCAAGGAGAAAGCGGAAGCCAAGGCAGAGGCAGAGCGCAGGAAGAAGCAGGAAAAGGAATTGCAGGCACAGATTGCACTTATCCAGTTCAAGTACAACGAGCAAGTAATGGACGCAAAGAAGCGATACCTCGCAGGTATGTACGACAACGAGCGAGACTACAGCAACGACCTCGAACAGCTGGAGAAGGACATGGTGGCACGAAGCATTGACGCATACGTGGCGGCAGGGCAAATCGGAGCAGACAAGGCGCAGGAAATGCAGGCAAAACTTCTCGACATCATGATTAAGGCGAAAGCAGACTTAAAGAACCAAGCAAAAGAGATTGTGGACGAAATCAACAAGGAGTTCGAGGACGCAGAGAAGGCACGCAAGGATGCGGACATCATGAACGGTGGCACTGGAGAGGAAGACGATACAGCCAAGCTGGAGAGATACAAGGCTTTCCTAGAGCAGAAGCTGGCAATGACCCAAGAGAATGTTGAAGCGCAGAAGCAGCTACAGCAGGAACTACACGATACGACTTTGCAGTTGCAAGCTGACGAAAACAAGAACAAGCAACAGAAACTTCAAGAGCAGAACCAAATGATAGCCGATTACATCGGGGCAATCGGTGATGGTTTATCTTCGTTTTTCGAGAGCCAGGATCTGACCTTTCATAATTTCCTCAAAACCATGCTGACAACCTACCTAGATGCGATAGAGAAGCAGATGACTGCGACTTATGTGCAAATTCTTGCAACTAGCATTGCAGAGGGCGGATGGGCAGGAGTTGCAAGTGCAGCAGCCAAGCTTGTTTTAATCAAGGCAGCGTTTGCAGCAGCCAAGGCAGCAGTCAAGGGATTCTCCACTGGTGGCTACGTCCAAGGCTCGGGCACTGGAACTAGCGACAGCATCCCGGCAAGGCTTTCCAATGGCGAGAGCGTAATGACCGCCAAGGCGACTTCGATGTTCAGCCCTATTCTCTCGGCATTCAACCAGCTAGGCGGTGGCGTGCCTATCGTAGTAAACAACGGAGGCAGCAACATCGGCATGGATATGCTGGCGGCAGCTGTAGCTAGAGGGTATCAGATGGCTCCACAGCCAGTAGTGAGCGTTGAGGAAATAAACCGCACCCAGCGGAGAGTGCAGACGATAGAGAATATCGGCAGGATTTAAAGTGTAGTTATTTCTTTAAGATTTGCGTTCTGAGCGGTTTTCGCTTGAAGGTGGTAAAGTTACACACCCAAGACAATAAAAGCCGCTTAGAGCGCAAAATTTTGGCTTGTTTAGAAAAATTAACTGCTTATGAGATAAACATATTGAAAAATATCGTATCTTTGCAGCGTTTTAAAACTTAAAAAATCACGATTCAATGGCAAAACTCAGAATATACAACGACATCGACAGCCAAGACAATAAGTTCTGGTATCAATGGTGGGGAGGTGATTGCGTATGTTTTCAAGACATAGATGCTTTTGCAGCAAGCATACCGAAAGACGATGATACCATCGATATGCGCATCTTCTGCAATGGCGGCTCTGTGGTCGAAGGCTGGGCGATTTACGACCGACTGCGGCAGAGCGGAAAGAAGATTTCCTGCACCGTTGAGGGCAAGGCAGCATCCATGGCAACAATCATCATGCTCGCAGCACCAAAGGAGAGCCGCAAGGCATACGAGAACGCTGCCTTCCTCCTGCACAACCCATGGGTTCCCGGCTGGTGTTTGGGCGACCAGATGAACGCAAAGGACTTGAAGAACCGGAGCGAGGAAATGCAGATGTGGCAGGATAAGATGGTGGACGCATACGTAGAGCGGTGCGAGTGCGACCGGGAAGAAATTCAAGCCTTGATGGATAAGGACATCTTCATCAACACGAGCGAGGCTTTGCGCCTAGGTCTTATCAGCAGCACCGTTTCAGCACTCAGCGCAAGCGCATCAAAACGCAACATAGAAAATTTTATTAATTCAAAACAACAAAATCCAAAAGCAATGGAGAAGAAAACAGAAGTAAAGGCTTCTCTCCTCGACAAGATTCTCGCTAAGTTGGGCGTGAAGACACTGGAGGAAGCAGAGCAGGCGGTGGCAGAGCCACAAGCCAAGGCAGAGCCAAAGGCGATGGAACTCAACACAGCAGACGGACAGACACTGACCGTAGAGCGAGAAGAGGGAGATCCACAGGTTGGCGACAAGGCAAGTCCGGACGGAACGTTTGAAATGCCAGATGGCAAGACAATCGTTGTCGAGGACGGTGTAATTACCGACATTCAGACCGCAGACAACACCGACAATGAGGGCGGTGAAGGCGGTGAGGGCGGCAGCGCATCAAGCACCGACAACGACACCGTAGCCAAGTTGCAGCAGCAGGTAGCAGCACTCAAACAGCAGTTGAACGACACCAAGGCACAGCTGGCAAGCGCGCAGAAACTTGCGAAGAGCAAGGAAGACATGCGCATCCTGAATGCCGTGAAGATGGCAGGCGGTGCTGAGAAGGTGTTGGCAGGCTACAGCAGCCACTACCAGCCAGCGCAGAGACAGCCAAGCGGCAAGGGCGCAGGCGACAACGTGAACCCAGTCGAGGAAGGCAAGAACGCTATCAAGGAGAGACTTGCCAAGCTCCACAAAAAGGGCAAGAAGTAATAAAGTATTAACCCATTAAATCAAAAGAAAATAATGGCAGGATTTACAAAACAGCAGCTTGAGAACCTTAAACTCGAGCCGGAAAACCTCGCAAGCATCAAGGATGCCGTGCAGGAAACCTTCTACAACGATGAAGACTTCTCTTCATTCGTGAACATTCAGAAGGTCAAAGAGAAAGACCCTATCGCTCTTCTCGGAGAGATGGAAATGGTAGGTAAGAAGGGTGGCGGTTGCGACCCTACCTATGAAGAGAAGGGTATCGCCAACTCTCAGAAGCGTTGGGAATTCGGACAGTGGGAGATTCCTATTAAGATTTGCTACGAGGCATTGAAGGGAACCATCGCTGAGTATTCATTGAAGACTGGTACAGCCATTGGCGACCTCACCAGCACCGACTTTATGACAATCTATGCCGATGCACTCCATCGAGCCATGCTGCAGATGATTTGGCGTTTCGGCTGGTTGGGTGACAAGGAGGCAGCATTGGCAGGTGCAGGTGGCGGCAAGCTGACAGCAGACTTAGATGTCAGTAATTTCAACGTCTGCGATGGTCTCTTCAAGCGCATCTTTACAGCCACAGCGACCAAACATACAGCCATCGCAGCCAACAGCGAGACCACGGCAGCATTGCAGACTTCTGCATTGCGCAAGAGTGGTGCGGCTACTACACTTGTAGACACCATCTTGATGGATGCAGACACACGTATCGTAGACGACAGCGATGCCGTATTGCTCATGACACGCTCGCTTGCTGACGCATTGACCTACGACCTCAAGAAGACCTACCACGACATTATGCCGTGGGAAAAGTTGTTCGATGGCTTCGAAGTAGCGACCTACAACGGAGTGAAGATTGCACGTGTCGGCATTTGGGACAGAATGATTAAAGCATACGAGAAGGGCGAGACGACAATCAACCTTCCACACCGTGCGGTATTCTGCAATCCGAAGCACCTTATGATTGGTACAGATGCAGACAACCTCATCAGCGACCTCGACATCTGGTTCGACCAGAAGGAGCGCAGAAACTATCTCTATGCTACCGGTAAGATTGGCACGGCTCTCCTCGAAGAGGACATGATCCATGCAGCTTACTAATCGCTCCAAATTTTCAGTTTAGTATTAAGTTATTTGACAATCCTCAACACCCACAAAACGGTGTTGGGGATATAACAATTAAAAACGAATTAATATGACAACAACTTGCGAGAGCCTTATCGCCCAGGACATCATCGTCCCTTGCGAAGACCAAGTAACAAAGGGACTGGAGGGCGATGGACTTATCATCAACCGAGACGACATCGACTTCACTAAGTCCGTTGTAGCGGGCAATATAATTAAAACATTAGTTTTGAAGACTGGCAAGAAAGCATACGCTATCCGGCAGGAAGGCAGCAAGCCATTCACTGGAACCAAGACCGAGCTGACCGTTGGCACGTATCGCAACAGCTGGAAGAATACCGTAGCAGTCGTGGTATTGGCAAACACACCTGACGTTTGCGCAAATATCATTGACGGACTGGCGAACGGAAAGTTCGTTATCATCCTGCGCAACCTCTCAAAGGGAGCGGACGGAAATGCAGAGTATCAGGTGTTCGGATATGCGCAGGCACTGAAGGCAAGTGCAGGCGAGAACGACAAGTATTCTGATGACACGGAGGGCGGCTGGCTTATCACGCTGGAAGAGGAGAGCGTACCGAAGGCAGCGTACTTCTTCTTCGACACAGACAGCGAGACCACAGCAGCCAAGTATAAGAGCCTTCTGACGGAAGCAGCAGCGTAGCCTATGACATACAAGGAAGCAACAGCCAAGGTCGGGGAGTTGAAGGCACGTTTCGACAGTCCCTTTGATGCAACCGACAAGGCAGTTATCGAAACTCTATATTTCGAGGTAACACGAAAGCGGTTTGTTCCGACAACCTGCCAGCAGTGTTACCACGATGCTCTGATAGAAATATATCTAAAACTCAAAAAAGAAAAGGCAATGCCAAAAACATGTAATTACGCAATGAAGGCAGGTTTCATCATTTCCTGCCCGGATTTCTACCATGGTAAGATTTTCACTAATGAGAACTTGACCGACAAGGTAGCGCACGAATATCTGACGAAGTACCCACACATGGAGAGCTACTTTCAGAAGATACCCAGCGAGGAACTTATCGAGAACAAACAGCAGCCAGCAGGCAGCGACAGCGGTGCAGATGATACCACCGGGAAAGATCCTGCCGAAAAAGCAGCAGGCAGCGACAAGAAGAAAGACCTCGACCAAGCCGAGAAAGCAGGCAAGGAAGAGTAGCAAAACAACAAGTAAAACGACACAAGCAATATGAACGTCAAGACAGTTAAGAAGCCAAAGCGAAGGGTTGATGTTGGCTACGTCAGCCGATTCAAGATGCAGGCATACGGATATGATAATCTTTATCCGCAGAACCTCGCACGCATCACGGAAGCCAGCGGAACGGCAATGCTCTGCCTCAATCGCTACGCCCGATTCATTGAGGGCTACGGCTTCGATAGCGATGTTATCGCAGCGTTAGCCATGAACCAGCAAGGGGACACGGCAGACGATTTACTGCGGAACGTAGCGCAAGACCTCGCACGCTTTGGAGGCTTTGCCCTTCATGTAAACTACAACGTTCTAGGGCAGGTGTCAGACGTGCATCATGTACCCTTCGAGAACTGCCGACTGGAAGAGACGGACGACAAGGGGAACGTGGCGCACGTCTTGCTGCATCCCGACTGGGAACAGAAGAAAACGAGGAACGGAAAGCGGTTGATGGTAAACGAGAAGACTATCGAGCGCATCAACGTCTTCAACCCCGACCCCGACATCGTTTTTGAACAGATTGAAAACGCAGGAGGCATCGACAGCTACAAGGGGCAGATTCTGTGGCAGAGCCTAGACGGACAGTTTATTTATCCTACATCCAGCTACGATTCAGCCATCACGGAGATTTCGACCGATGAGGGACTGGGAAACGTGAAGATGCGAAACGTCCGCAACAACTTCCTCGTATCGTGTATGCTCGTAACCAAGAAGGGCGTGCCGAAGTTCAACGAGGAAGGCGAAGAGGTGGAGAGCGGACAGATGATTTCCGATGAAGACCTTTTGCAGTTCCAAGGGGACGAGAATACAGCGAAGATTCTTGCGGTCGAGGTTGAGAACGAGGAAGACGAACCGAAGGTTGTTGCTTTCCCTACGAAGAACTTCGACAAGGAGTTTTCCGTGACAGACAGCAGCGTTATCGAGCGCATCTACGCACAGTTCCATCAAGAACTCTTCTACTCAATTCGTATTGGCAAGCTGGGATTCAGCGGACAAGTTATGCAGGACGCTTACGAATACTATGCCGGAGAGGTAACGACCGAGCAGCGTTTCATCGAGCGAGCCTTCAAGAAGGTTCTGAATAGCTGGCACGACCCATCCATTCAGAACCTAGACCCGAAGCTACAGCCGTTGAAGTATATCAGCAGCGAGGCGGGAAACAACACCATCAAAAACGAATGACCATGCCAAAGATTGAACGTAAACCATTATTGACGGTCGAGCAGTTCAAGCAACTTGCAAGAACGACCAGCGCACACATTGATGAGGATGAGGTGGAGAAGCTTATCCGAGAATGCGAGGATGCCTTTATCTTGCCAGCCATCGGCTGGGCGAACTTCAAGGCATCAATCGGACTTTGCCCATGGGACAACACCTTCGATGATTCTTTTGTCCCCGATTTATTCTTGGACGGAGGCGAGTGGGACACCAAGGAGAGAGACGAGGACGGAAACGAATTCAAGAAGCTAAGGTATTGTAACGGTGTACGCAAGGCGGTCGCTTATTTCACGTATGCGAAGTTATTGCGAGCCGATGGAACAATTATAAGCCGTGCGGGCGGGATGCGTCACAGAGACGAATATTCCGACCATGTGCAGGACATAACCAACAACAAGCAATACAACGACATCATGGGACTGGCAGAAGGGTATTTATCCGATTGCCTATATTATCTTAAGTATCACGCAAAGAGCAAGCAGATAAGCCCAGTTAGAGGTAGTAGGGCGCATGTGCATGCGATAGGAGACTAGAGCGTATGGCAGACACAGTAATCAAGACAATTTCCCAAATGCGGGAGGTGGCTCAAAAGGTCAAGAACGAGACGGAGGTCGGTTGCAATACCGCAGACCGTGTCGGAGGGCTTTTAGAGGACATCGTAAATCATATCGGTCAGCACGAAGACAGCCTTTTAGTCCTTGGGGAAAGCGAGTATAATTCCATCAACAAGGACGAAAGCAAGATTTATTTTGTTTACGAGGAGGAATAGGTATGATTCGGGCATTTGGGCATGACATAGCGATAATACAAGCCAAGGGCAAGGTTATCGCAGCGGTTTATCGAGGAGCGAGGCTTGTTTGGCAAGCAGTCCGTTCTTGCTTCGGGAGCGGGCACTGGATAGACTCTAAACCGTGGATTGATAGCGAAGCATGGAAAAATAATTAAAAGTAATAACAATGGCAAAAGTTTATGACAACCCTATAAACCTTTCCACCAACTGGGGAGGGGATTCCAGCACTGGAAACTTGCCGGTGTCGGGCAGGCGAGTGCAGGAACTCATCAAGAATACCTTCGCCAAGAAGGGTGGATGCGTGCAGATTAAAGATAAGAAGTTTTTGCAAATTTTCGCAGATGAAGCATCCATGAGAAAGTACAATTCCAACACGGAAAAGTACGAAGATTTAGTTGTATCGCAAGTTCAGCTTCCTAACACCGGAGCGACACAAGCGACAATGAAAAATACGATATTCGTCACACCTAGCGAGTATACGACCGCTGGGCGTGCCGA